TCCTGTGTTACCTTCTGGGCTGCTAAAAGATAATTGGAGTTGAGATAAAAGTATTTGCTGAGGTGCTGCAACTGCCCCCCAGTTTCCAGGAGTTCCGACAATAGTTGTGTATCTATACCAATTCCCCAAGATAGTCGGATAGGCATTATTAATAGCATCTTGACTTGAATTTACTGCATTAGTCGAATAAAGTGCAGCGGTGCTTAGTCCTGTGAATAAAGCCCCATTGGTAATAAACTGATTAAACGAAGGGTTGGAGGTAGAACTAAAGCCTTGATAATACTGAGGGTATAATATTAATTGAGTACTCATTAGACTGATTGTGTTCTTTGCATTTTACTCTTTTCAATCTCTATTGTATATTGCATAAGTTTGTCATTAGCTATTGTCTTTTTAACATAACTAGAAGTAGTCAAGACCACAGGCTCTATGTACTTGTTAGTAATAGTATTAGCCACATCTGTTTCGAAACCATTGACTATATAAACTTCTGTACTGTTAATTAGTTCCTCAAACCATACGCCTTCTGCTTCAGAAACAAAGTCTGTATTTAGTTTAATCTTTTCAGTTGAGTTTACTCTAAAGTTTTTCTTGCCGCCTTTATATCCTGATATTTTAAAAGTACTGTCATTCCAAGTTCCACTCATTTGAGTATAAGAAGTTCTGTTAGTAGCTATGGTTCTGGTTGACTTCATATTGAATGTATAGTAATCCCATACGCCCCATTGGTTTAGCCAGGTGAGTCTGATAGGCTCAAAGCCTTTAGAATTATTACAAAGTATGTTTATCCTATAAGTCAAAGAACCAGGACTTGAGAATGAAGTTCCTATGTCAGCATAAAAAGTATAGTACCCACCATCAATAGTTCCTGCTGCTACTAATGCCTGAAACGTTGTTGAAGAATTTTGTAAGTTTCCAGGAAAAACACCGAAGTAATGAAGCCTTGTGTTTGAAAATGAACCTGCTGAAGCTGAACCTCCTGTGTTAATTTGAGAGGTGACTGCTTCGGTTCCTAAAGAAACTCCTGCGCTATTAAAATATTCTAATCGAATAGACTGCACTTTTACTTTTACTCCTGTGGTTGGATTAGGTGAGTAATTTAAAAAAGGAAGTGTTCCATAGTCTGTAAGTCTTGCATACTGAATAACAGGTGCATTTGTTAAAAACTTAGAATCACTATCTACAAGCGTGAACTTGTTTGTTTCTAAGTCGTACCCATAATTATTATTGTCTAAAGTCAATACGTCATCATATTGTAGAACTCCATTAAAGAAGGTGTATTCTGTGCTATCAACTTGTTCTGTTGGCTGCCCTACGGCTTCTGTTGGTGAATCTGCATATTCAATTAAGAACCTAACTGCAAAGAATTTAATAGACTTGTCACTTTGAGAAAACTTATCAATTAAGTGAATCGGAAATTCAGTAACATTAAAATCAACACTTTTATATTCTGCTCTTGAACTTGGTTCATTGTCAGGACTTACAAAAGACTCTAGTATAGGTCTTAGATTAAATATTCCAACTCCAGCATTATTTGGTGTAGTCTTGAAAGTTCCTATCAATTCACTTGCAGCATAAGTAATCCCAACATTATTTACATACACTTCAGCTACGAACTTGACTTTATATTTCGTAGCAACAAGAGTGGTGTTTGATACTGAAAACATTATCTGTTGCCCTATTGGTAAAGTCTTATATAATGGGAATTGATCTATTGATACTTGTGCCATAATCTTTTATTTAATTTGCTGTTGTTGTTGATATACTATCTTTTATGTCTTGTACTACACTAGTCAATAAGTCTTTGCCAAATGTTTTCATATAAAGTCCTAGAGCTTCTTGAAAGAAACTTATTCCGTGTATTCCTTTAATCCATAATACTTTCACTATTGCTATTTTTAATCCTGCTGTTGTCATATATTGACCTCCTTCGCTTCTTGGTTGTAATCCTTTCTTTTTAATAAATGACCCTATGCCTTTATATATACTTCCTGAACCTTTACCGCTTCCAAACTGATAAGGACTATCTTTCCTTTGCCCTTGCCAAGTAGTGTAATATCTACGCCCACCCCAAGTTCCTTTGTGTTTACCTGACTTAATCTCACCACCTGCACCCTTGACTCCTTTATCTACAAACTCACCATAGTTAGCCATTCTAAACTGTACAGTGAATCCTTTTTCATAAGGCAATACTTTAAACTCAATAGACTTGTCTAAGTTTCCACCACCTTTCCCTGCTGCTCTTAAATTTTCTCTAGCCCTATTAACTACTTCTTGACCAAAAGAATTTAATTGGTTCTCAATACTCTTGGTATCGATTTCCATTATATTGATCCAACAAAGACAGCTACTTGTGGATTGTAAACGACTCCTTCAGGTCTTACTTGTAAAGAGGTGATGTTCTCTAAAGTTCCGAATGCAGGAGTTGTGTCTTCTTCACCTATTATTTCAGCTTCACCTCTTGGTATAATGTGAGACGTTCCTGGAGTCAGTCTTACTTGATAGTTTGTATTGGTAGTCACTACTGCTAGAACTAAAGCACCATCTGTATCTAAGTTGGTTACTCTAATGTAGCGTACATTCTCCACATCAATAGCACCTGCTGAAGTATAAGGTGCTGTATCAAATACTGCTACTGTTGTAGTCTGAGAATGAGTACAAGTCACTATTCTTTCAAATACATTATTAATCCCTGTTGTTACTACTGAGTTTGTGTTGCCTCGCAATGCGCCATTTAAGACTACCGATTCGGTTACTGTTGTTGTTAAGTCTGCCATAATTTTTATATGTTTATTGTTATTTTAAAATTCTTCCAACCTATTTCTATTGTCCATCTTCCTATTTTGAATTTCATTACTTACCTATTGGATTATTAGCAACAGGTATCGTACAAGTCTGAAAGTCATTCTGTACTACTATCCCTACTTGGAAAACCCACCCTGTCAAGAGATTGTCGAATCTTTCTTGGAATGGTTCTAAAGTATATTCACCTTCTGTAAAGTAAACAGGTGCATCAATATTAAGAGCTTCTGGTGCTTCTGATGACTGCCATTTACTATGTCTAAACATTCCTATAATATCCACACAAACTTGCAAACAGCTAGACGCTACTTCTTGTTCGTTACTTAGATAGTCTGCCGACTGGAAGTTCTCTTCAGTCCAATTTTCTCTTTCGCCAACCGCATCCATAACAAAGAGTTGAAAGTTGTAAGTCAAGGAAGATAGTCCTGTAGTTACATTCACAGGATTTATATGAAACAAGGGGAATAAGGTATTGTCCATATCGACTTTAAATATATCCCCTGTTGTAGTGGTGTTAATCTGATGGTGTTCAATCCCTAATTGTTTTAAGGTATTAATAGCATTGTTATACGTCTTGTTATCTATCATTTGTTTTTACTGTTTTACTTGCGTTTAAATCTGTTTCATAGCTTATCCAAGTCAGACACTCTAACAAGTTAAGCCTTGATATTCTTTCTAAATTTACAATCTCGCCATTTGTCAATCTATACATTATGCCGAACCAACCCCAGCGTTCTGCAAAGTTTCCGTCTGTAATTGCTTCACTTTCTCCTGTGTCTGTTCTATTAAAAATGATGGCATAATCTTCGAGAAGCCTATCACGAAATTGTAGAAAAAAAAAAGGGTAGACTGCACTTGTTCTGCTGACATCTTTTTCATTGTTTCCGCTCTTATCGTTATGTCCCCATCATAAGCTGCTATTGTGTAGACTTCATTCTTCCGTTCTATTACAGGTCTAAATAGTACTGACATCAATTCTGGCATATTCTTTTCAAGCCCTCCCTTTATAAATGTTTCAATGTCTGCATATTCGCCAAGCGTAATGTCATCAAGGTTCGGATGCATCCCATATTCAATCCCATCTATTTCTATCACCTTAGTCAATACTGTGTCCTGCCTACTTTGTAGCTCTGCCAACTTCTTCATTATAATAGCCACATCTCTTATTGATAGTTCCTTAATCAACTTTCTAGGTATATCTGATAGCGTTGCTATTGTTTCTTCTGCTTCCTTTGTCTTGCTTCCTGCCTCTAAGTCAATTAACGAAATCCATTTCTCTAATGTAACGTCTGACCAAGAGTTGATTAGGTTGTAAGTTTTCTTCTTTCCTTCTTTTTTAATGTTCACCTTCATATACTATATAATAGAAATTGTTGTTATTTAGTTTAATGTATAAAGTACTTCCCAGCATTAGGGTTATCTAAATGGTATATAACATTGTATCTCACACCATCAATAGCGTGATTCCAATTGTCAATATATAATTTTGAGCCTTTGTCTTGGTAGGCATAGTTGTTCAGCTCTTTAGCTATGTTCGTGGACTCAGGTGTTATGACTATGTGATAGTCTTGCATTCTAGTTATGCCACTTTCAATAGTTCCTTTCTTCACAGGCTTGATATTGACTCCTAAGTGTCTTAAGTCCTCAATTAGTCTTGGTTCTGCTGAATCGGCAATGATTAGTTTAGTATCTACTTTGTCTAAAATGATTGTGGCTAATTCGTGAGACTTCAAGCCATTCCTGTATATATGTTCTTTTAAATATATCTTCTTATGCTTCTTATCAATAGCCACTTCAGTTAAACTGTCAGGGTCGATTGAGAATCCAAAGTCCATTCCACAAGAAGTCTGTAAGTTGTCAGGATTAAATTCACCTATTGACCAGTTGTCAAACACGACTCCTTCTGCCTTGTCTAGCCAGCCCCCCATAATCTTATGTGTGTACTTCTTAAAGTTATTATGCTTTATGCTCTTAATACGCTCTAGGAAGCTCTCAGATAGATTAACTATATTATCTAAGTATGTACTATGGATATAACACACATTGTCTTTAACGCCATTAAAGCCTCCTTCTATTCCTTTGTCCTCAAAGAACCTTTTATACAGCCAATGTTCTTTTGTTACAGGATTTAATATAAGCACTATTCTATTCTGCACATCCTTTTCCCTTACACTCAAGTCTATTGTATCAAAGATGTCCTCGTCTATTAGTTCTTCGGCTTCGTCTAACACCCAAGTTGAAATCCCTTGTAATGACTTTAGGCTTGCAGTTTGATTTCCTGAAGATGTTTTGATTCCTCTAAACAGTATGTCCGATTGATTGCCTAAGTTTACTACTTCAGCTTTGTTTATACTAAAGATGTCTTCAAAACCTAACAGTCCTATCTTTTCCAAGAACTCAGGAATGATTGATAAGTGAGCTGAAGCCATAGTGTATCGTGTAAACAATATTCTTATGCCTTTAGTCATAGTCAATATAGTTAAAAAGACTGTAACTGCAAAAGACTTTCCAGAACCCCTACCACCTGTTATAATAAAGTAACGACAGTCAGATTCAAATAAGGCATTGTATTTTTCGTTAAGATTCAGTTTTGACAAAGTTTATTACAGGCATATTAAGACTTTCGCTATTAGTTGTTACGTCCACTCTTTGTTGAGGTTTCCCATAGAAGTATTCAAAGAATAACTTAACTGCCCATTGTTCTTTTTTTTCTAATCCCTTTTGTAATGACTCTAAAGCCATACTATTCATAGGTGTTAAATTCTCTATTAGCTTTTGTTCTTCTGCCTTGCCTTTACGCCCTGCGCCTGACCTTGACCCTCCGTTGTTTATTCGTTTATCCATAATTGAAAAAGATTGATTATTCAATCCTATATTATATAATAGAAATTACTCGTATTCATTTGGCATCATTAATCTTATCCCTAGTTCTGTCATTGCCCATATCCTTATTTGGTCTGCATATATCTCAAAGGCTTTGGTGTCTATTGTCGCTGTGCTTTTAACTACTTGCAGTCCTATTGTCTTATCGTTTATCTCTATGCTTTGCCACTCACTTGAAAACTTTACTTTGAGTATATCGTGCATTTCGTCAGGAAAATATCCTAGCTCTTCTGCAAGTCCTTGTACGATACATTTCCAATAATAACTGTTTTGCATATTAGACCTATTGTTTCTTTGTTTCTTTACTTCTACTATGTAATCGTTCTCTAATTCTTTTAAATAGTTTATCAGGCTTTGCTTATCTTTATCTTCCTTTATTACAAACTTCATTTAGTAGTCCTCATTTATCCCCCTATCACCTATCAGTTGTTCTTTAGCTCCATCCCAAAGTTTATCACCTTTTTTACTTAGTGATTCTTCAGTTCGTTTAAGACTTGGTATTCCTTCAAGTGGTTCTGAATCCATATACTTTCCGCATTTGCACAAAGCCTCTTTAGTTTCCCATTCTCCGTCTATGTGAACTATCGTTGCTACTGAAAGTTCTTTAGTGTTTCCACACTTGCATTTATATAAGGTCATATTAAAATAGTTCTGTTTGATTAATATCTTCTTTTCTTACTATGCCTAGCATTGTTTCAAAGATTGTTCTTCCTGCTTCATAGTCTACTAGGTTTCTTGCAATTTTTAGTGTTCTTTGTTTTCCTTTATATTTTGTAAAATCGTAATCGTGATATTTACCTAGTGAGCCTAATTTACTTTCTTGTATTAATCCTTTGTCTTTTCTTTTGCTTAATTCATTTGGTAAATTAAAATTTGTCCAATATAAATGTCTTCCTCTTTTTTTAGGGTTAAACATTGGCTCATAGTAAGGTATAACATTTTCTATCACATATTTTGTTTTACAGTGATATTGTAAAAATATAATTTCTTCATATAGTTTCATATCAGGGTAAACAGGGTTTTTACCATTAAGACCAAACCCCCAATACCTAGACCTTGAATGACTAGGGCAAGGTGGAGAACTCCAAATAAAATCATATTCTTTATAATGTTCTAATAAATATTGGTGAGCATCTGCTATAATTACAGTATCATTAGGAAATCTTTCTTGATATAATCTAGCTAACTCAGGGTCAAGCTCTACAGCTGTTACCTCTATATCTTCTTTTACTTCATTCCACTTGTATCGGTTACCACCTAGACACGCATATAAGTTTAGTATTTTCATTTCCTTACTCCTGTTATAGTAGTTAGTTGGTATTGGCATCTTGTATTTCTTTTAATAATTGTGAGGGCGTATAGATAGGCAAGGCGTCATTGTAGTTTTTATATATACAAGTAAAGTGTTCGTTATTACCTTTTTGCCAAGTCCACAGAGTTTTAGTTACTTTCTCAATCTGTTGTTTTAAAACCCATTTAATGGTCTTGTATTTTTTTGTTGAACCCTTGTTCTTGTTTTGTTTGTCCATTTCTTTTCTTTCTTGTTTCATATTCTTTTTTTATTTTAGACCTACTTAATTTATAAGACTTTACATACCTAAGTGGTTGTGCAAACCCAAACATCATTCTAAAAGTTCCCTGCGTATCAGGGTTGTAAAGTTTTACTTTAGTCATTGTATTTATTATATAATTTTTTTATTCCATCAAAGCAAGTTGATATACAAGAACCGCAATTAGTTCCTGTTCCATAGTTTGAGTTGTATATCGTGTTGTACAGTTCAATCATTTTCTTTTTAGCTGCTACGTTTTTAGCCCTCCCTGTTTTTAAGTCTTTCCATAAGTCAAGTATTTCATCAATCATTTCTTGTGGCAAGTCATCAGGAGCTTCCATTACAAGACTCTTACTCCAATACTTCTGAGGACATTCCATTGGCGCAATTCGTGCCTTGATTTTCATAAAACATAGGCAGCGTTTGCATTGTCCTAAAAGACTAGAATAGTAGACACATTCCTTGCAGATAGCCATTCTGTCTTTATATATTTCATCAGCAACAAAAAACTTATTCATCTGCTAATTCTTTTTTAAGTATTGTTCTGACCTTATCTATTGTTGTAAATAAGCTATTTCGACTTATCCCTGTTTTCTTAGCTAGTGAATCGAGTGTATTGGACTCGTAGTAATAAAGTTCAAAGACCTTCTTATCGTACCAATACAAATCATTTAAAACTAAGTCAATCTTATCTAGCTTTTCAAACTCCAAATTCTTAACAACAGGTGGTTCAGCTATATTGTAAAGGTGTTTAATCGGCACGACTTCACCTGTTTCAATTACATCATAAGTTATGTTGCTGGTAAAACTATCAATATGTGAGTAGTATTTATTGTACTGATAATAGAAAAGACTTCTTGGGCTTTTTAAAGCTCTTCGTAACACCACCCAGCCGTATCTTGTGATCCCGTCTAGTCCATCTTTTTCATATATTTTTTTGAGTTGTTCTGGATTCATCTGTAAAAAGTAAAGCATCAGTTCTTGAACTGCGTCATTTATTTGCACTTTGTCTTTAGTGAGTCCTTTGCACAGCGTCCTAAATTTATCACTTAGCTTTGATATTTCTATGTAGATTTTATTCACTCGTTTCTTTTAGGTTGTCAATCTTATCTACTACCTCAGAAATTAATTCATTCAATACTGTTTTATAAGCCCTTACTACTGCCCTGTTTGTATTAGTCTCTATTCCTGCAAAAAACCCATTTGTCATAACTGATGTATTAATTGGAATTATCATAAGCCAGTCATAAAAATTATTCTCGTTTCGTCCAGAACCATAGTTGTTATGATATTCAATTATAGTATCTAGTACGTCAAGATAGTTACTGTATCTAGGTTTTGAGCTGACTTCTTTTGCAAACTCTTGACACATAAGCATATACGTTTCTATAATAGTTCTGTGTTCTTCACTTGCATAAATTGGTTTTATCATTTTCCAAATTTAAGAAAACTTTTATTCAATCCCTTTTTCTTTTTTTAAGTTTTCAACAGTCAATTTGTAATAAGCCAATAAATCTTCGTATTCGGCTCTAGTTATTTTAACGCTTTGCATAGCTTTGTGTTGTAAATTAATTGATGTATCTTCACCATACTTTGCATTTAAGTTTATATGAAATTTAAACTGCTCACCTGCCTTAAACATATTGCACCCTACGCATTGCACTTGGCAATTAATTTCATCAAATCTTGTGGCAAGATGTCTACGGGATTGAAAGTGTCCGTTTTGCATCCCTGACTTATAATGACTAACCTTGTGGCACGTGAAACATTGAACAAGTCCTTCATCAGTCGCTTCCCTAAGTCTTATGTAAAGACTGAACCATTTGTCTAGTTCTTTCTTGAGTTTACTTATTGTTTTCATATCCCAAGTCTTTACGCCATTTATCCTGATAAGTTCCTTTTCTTAAGTAGTATTTTTCCCCTCTGTATTTAGGTTCTTCTTCCTGAAGTTTTGCTCTTGCTCTTTTGATACTTGGTGCTGATGTGAATTTATTACTAGCATACAATTTTAAAAATTCAA